ATTGGAGATTCGCACAGACCCGATATTGAATATCTGTTATTATTTAGAAAATCAGCAATTTGGAATAATGGATTAAAAGATGTTAATTATTCAAGATGCTTGGAATTTGGTCGTGAAAGCGGATTGCACCCAACAATGAAGCCAATTGAATTAATTGCAAATGAAATGAAGATAAGTTCCCACGCAAATAGTTTGGTGTTTGACTTCTTTTTAGGCAGCGGCTCAACAATGGTTGCATCACACCAACTTAAACGCAAATGTTACGGAATGGAGTTGGATTCAAAATACTGCCAAGTTATAATTGACAGAATGAAGAAGTTAGATAGCACATTAACAATTAAAAAGAACGGAGTTACACAATGAGTACAACGAAAATCAACACTATAAATGAGTTAGACCTAAGACAGCTCGCAACTATTAAGGCATTGGAGAAATGTTTAGGCATCGTTACAACAGCTTGCAGAGAGGTAGGGATTGATAGAGGCACTCACTATTTATGGCTCAAAACAAACAAGCTATATCGCAAAGCAGTCAAGGACATTGAGAATGTTGCACTCGACTTCGCTGAAAGCCATCTGCACAAACAAATAGCTAAGGGCAATCCATTATCTACAATGTTCTATCTTAAATGCAAGGCAAAGAAACGAGGATATATTGAGCAGAACATAGTAGAGATAAGAGGCAACACTAAATTCAAAGCAGACTTTGGCACAAGCAATCCTATACACACCGCATCCGAACCAACTCAAGATACATAACTCCATCAAGAATGACAATCACAAATACTATGTGATTAACATTGGGAGGCAGTTCGGCAAGACATTACTTGGCATCAATCAGATGTTGGATTGGGCATTGAACAACCAACAAGTAAAGATTGGATGGGTTTCTCCTGTTTATCGGCAGTCAAAGAAAGTCTTTGAAGAAACAGTCAAGGCATTCATCAAGAAACCTAAGATTTACAAGAATGTCAATAGGTCTGAACTTATCATTGAGTATGCAACAGGAAGCACTATTCAGTTCTTTTCTGCGGAGCGTTACGACAATATTCGAGGCAATACCTTTGACTTCTTGATATGCGATGAGTTCGCTTTTATGGATGAGAAAGCATGGAGCGAGGTATTGAGGGCAACAGTATTAGTGAATGGCAAGAAAGTTCTACTCATATCAACACCCAAAGGCAAGAATCACTTCTTCAACTTATACCAACTCGATGGCATCAATCCGCAGTACAAGTCATTCAGCATGACATCATATGACAATCCGATTATCAATCCGACTGAGATTGACGATGCAAGGGCAACACTTCCAGACCATGTGTTTAGGCAAGAATACATGGCGGAGTTCATTGATGGAGGCGCATCTCTATTCGTGAACATGAAGTGGCAACAAGGCGAGATAACGGAGAAATGTTTCGCAGGGATAGATGTAGGCAGGGCAGACGATTACACAGTTCTATCAATCTTCAATGAGAGAGGCGAGATGTTCTTCTGTGAAAGGTGGAGGCAGATGGAATGGTCAGCAATCGTTAAGCACATCGGCAATGCAATACGCAGATATAGATGTTCAACGACTATGGAAATCAACTCCATTGGAGATGTAGTCTTTGAGATGTTGCAGAAGGAAATCGGCTCAGAGTTCTTTCTGGATTCGTTTCTAACGACTTCAAAGAGCAAACAAGACATCATTGAACGATTGATTGTTGCCAACCAGAACAACGAGGTATCGTTTATGCCTCATAATTGGCTCCAGAAGGAGTTTGAAGTCTTTACCTACGAATATAACGCTAAGACAAGGAATGTTCGTTACAGCGCGCCTAATGGCTTTCATGACGATGGAATCATGGCAACTGCCATCGGGTTTGAATGCTATCTTAAGCACAAGTCGGGATGGGGATATAATTTTTAACATTTAACACTAACAATTCAATAATTTTACCTTATACTTGATGTATGAAACTACCTAAAAGTTGGAAAGATATTACAGTTCGTCAGTTCATGGACATTGATGACTTAAAGAACGACACCTCAATAGGCAAGGCGAATCCTTCCTTTGCAGCTCTCGAACTTGAATGCCATCTCATTGCGCTGTTATCTGGAGTGTCTTATACCGACATTGAATCCGATAAGGACATTGTCAATATATCTCGTCAGCTTGCATTCCTTAACGAGATGCCATCGGAGAAACAAGTCAATAGATTCTGGCTGAATGGCTACACTTGGCATGTGAACAATGACATCCGTACATTGAGCTTTGGAGAATACATTGACCTCGATTCATTCGCTAAGGAAGGCATCAAGAAACTGCCTGAGCTTATGGCGATATTCTGTGAACCATACAGACTATTCAAAGTCAAGATGACAATGGAAGAAAAGATTGAACGAATGAAACTTTGTCCGATAACTATTGCTTATCCGCTTAGTGTTTTTTTTTGCAATCTCTTAGAGGGCTTAATGAACAATTTAGTAATCTCGGCAAACGGAAAATTAGAGCTAATCGGAAGGGAGTTGAAGGATATGGAGAGTTCGCTGCTTACTGGGGATTTATAGTGATGCTCGATAACATGAGCAATCACGATGCAACGAAGTGGGACTATTTTTTAAACCTGAATGTATGCAGAGCGTTACGGACTGCAATGTTCTACAAAGAGAAAGAAGATTTAATCGATTAATAAACTATGCCTCAATTCTCAAATAAACATAACTTTGAAACTGACTTGTTCAAGTCTTTGCTCTCAACTGAGGGCAAGGGCAAAGATATGTTTGAGAATGTTAAGCATGGCATCGGTAAGGCATGCGCTGACTTCATCAAGGCGATGCGTGATAATATCAGCGAAGATGACACGATTGCAACAGGTAAACTACAAGCATCAATACAACCTCAGCTACCTATCAAACACATGGGAGCAACTTATCAGATAGTATTCTTAGCTGAAGACTATTGGGAGGATGTGGATCAAGGCACGAAGCCCAAAGGGTACAGCAAGGCAAACATGAGTGAGTTGATGCCTAAAATTAGCAGATGGCTTGTGGCTAAGAAAGGAATCAAAGGAACGGAAACAGAAAAGAAAAGACTGCAAGCTGCATTCAGAATATCAAGGGCAATCTTAAAGAAAGGAACTATAAAGCGATTCGGTTACAAAGGGAGCGGATTCTTTTCAAAGGAGATTGATGGATTCAAAGCAGAGCTGCAAGCAGAATTAAAAAAACAAACTGGCAAGGATGTAAAGATAGCACTACAAAAAATATCAAAATAAATGGCAATCACAATCAACTCACAACCAGACCTCATTGCACCTGCATACAACAACATGGTGTTCTCACTTGAATCCTCGAATGTTGGCAATGCTAACTTCAAATTCATCTGTGATATCTACAATGATGCGTATCCGACTGTGTTCATCCGCAAGAAACTTCCTGCGAATCCATCGAATGGCTATTGCTACTTTGACATCGCAGGAATAGTACGCAACTACATGACAAGTGATCCGCCAACGGATGTCTTGGTACAATTTATAGACTGCACGAAGTCTTATGCTAACTACACAGTAAAGTTTGGAGAAGAATACGGAGCAACCTCTGGCATCGTTGAATATCCAGACTTAGAAACAGTATCACAAATCACATTCATTGCAGCCATTGATTACGTTGATTTCACTCAGCAATTAATCACAGTTGATGACTTCAACATGGGATTAAATGCCAATTCAAGATTCTTAACAAACATTCCAGATAACATTGAAGTAAGACTACAAGACTACTTTTGGCTATCGTTCATCAACAACGATAGCGATGTTGTTGATGTCTTGATTCGTCAATACAACAGCGCAGGTGGACTTCTGCAATCAGACCATACAGCCGATACATTAGGACTTACAGCAACACTTCAACAAGTTGGATGCGGAGCTGCTAACATTGTCAATTCAATAGGCATGGATGCAGCTACAAGTTACTACACAGTTGTACTATCAGATTCAGGACATGGAGTGTCAGAAATTAGAACATTCAATCTAATAGAATACTGCTCGCCAATCTCAGAAACCTACACGCTAACATTCTTGAATAAACTTGGCGGATATGATTCAATGAACTTTTTCGGACAACCATTGAAGACCTCAACATCAACTAAGTCTACGTTCAAAAAGAGGCAAGGCAGTTGGAAGGCAGCAATCTATAACTACGCTCCAACGGACAGAAACAAAGTTCAATATCAAACAATGATACAAGATTCTGTGAAGTTGATGACAGGATGGATAACAGACGAACAAGCGACATGGCTTGAAGAACTATTCAGCTCGCCAGATGTCTTGGTTACTTATGGCGATTACTCATTGATACCTGTGAACATTACAGATAGCAACTTTACATGGAAGACTACTTCGAGAGAGAAACTTTTTAGTTTAGAATTTATGATGGACTTTTCAACTATGAGAATTAGACAACAATATTAATGAGAACAAGAATATTACTGAACGGATACGATGTTGATTTGATTGACGAAATCAGTATGCCATTGAACTTTGCCATTGCTGACATTCGCAATCCTGAGAAACGCAATACATCATTCAGCAAGACATTGACCATACCAGGGACATCGGTAAACAATGATTTGTTCGGTATGCTCTTTGACATCTCAGTTGATGTCAATTCAAGTGGTAGTGTCAATTCAAATATGCCTATCAATCCGAATAAAAAAGCAGATGTCATAATCTTGTTTGATGAAAATATAATATTCACAGGATACTTCCAACTTGTTGCCATCAAGAAAAGCGAAGCAGATTACAAGATAGAATATCAATGCAATGTGTTTGGCAAGCTCAAAGACTTGTTCATCAACATAGGCGAACTGCTATTGAGCGACATAGACTTGAGTGAGTACAATCACATATTGAACTATCCGCATGTAGTAGATTCGCTGAGCTTAAAAATACAAAAGAACGCATCCGACTTCCCATTCACACTTGGAGTTGGTTATGTCTATCCGATGATTGACTTCGGTAGGAATAATGATGTGAATTACAATATCACAGACTTTCTTCCATCGGTCTATGTTAAGACAATAGTTGATAAGATAATCAATGCTGCAGGGTTTCAATACACATCAACATTCTTTGATTCGGTGGAGTTCTCAAAGTTGATAATACCATTCGGAGGCGGACAGCTTACGCTTGGCGAAACAGCAGTCAATGAACGCACATTCAAAGCAACAAACACAAGCACACAAACAGCAACGATTGATGGAGCGGTTACAGCAACAGTCATTGACTTTCAAGATGATTCAACAGGAACTAATCACGATGCAGGTAACAATTACAGCATAGTAACTAATCAGTTTACTGTGCCATACAGCGCACAGCACAAAGTAAATTTCAATGTATCAGCAAGCATCAAGCACTATCCAACAGGAGCAACAGGAACAGTATCAGCTACTCCTAAGAAGTTAGGAAGTATCAACATCTATAATCTTGGAAGTACAGGAATCATAACAGTAATCGGTTCACATGATGTCTATGCAAGCTCAAGTGGACTTGCAGCCGATTCAATGAACATAATTACTGCCTCGACAATCACATCTGGAACAACATCCTCAACATTCACAGGGCAACTATCAACAGGAAACGTAACAATTTACGGAGGCGATAAGATATACGCTGTTTTTTATTCGCAGTTCTACATGACCAACTTATACGGAGCTGCATCTGTGTATGCAGGTGGCACAGGATACACAGAATTAAACTTCGAGATAGGATGTTCATTTGAAGCGTTCTTGCAGAATCCAGTCATCTCAGAGGGCGATATTGTGAACATGAATCAAGTCTTGCCTACCAAAATCAAACAGAAAGACTTCTTATCTTCTATCTTCAAAATGTTCAACATCTACATTGAGCAATCAAAACAAACGCAGAATCTTCTTATCATTGAACCACGCAACGACTTCTATCCAGATACAACCATCAATGATTGGACTTATAAGTTAGACCTCAGCAAAGATATTGAGATTATGCCGATGGGAGAACTCGATGCACGCACTTACTTATATCAGTTCAAGAAAGACGAAGACTACTTCAACAAATTCTATCAAGATAGATGGACTGAGAACTATGCACGACTAAGATACGACATAGACAATGACTTTATCAATGCTGAAAAAATAACAGAGACAATATTCTCAGCAACTCCATTGGCAGACCGCAACGGAACGGATAGAGTGATACCTCGCATCTATCAAGTTGATTCAACAGGAACAATCTCAGCAAAGACAGGCAACATACGAATAATATATTACGGAGGCATCAAAGAAACGCTATTCCCTTACAACATTATTCAAGTTAGCGGAACGACAGTAGCAACGCATTACGGATACTGCGGACATCTTGACGATGTCGAGAATCCAACATACGACTTGAACTTCGGTGTGCCTAAGGAGGTGTTCTACACAGCAACAAAGTACACAGATAACAACTTGTTCAATAGATTCTGGAGGGTGTTCATTGATGAGATTACAGGCATCAACTCAAAGATAGTTAGTGCATACTTCCATCTCAACTCATCCGACATTGAAACACTTACGTTTCAAGATACATTCTACTTCGAGGGAGAGAACTTCCGCCTGAACAAGATTATAGATTACGATGCAGCTCAGAACGTACCGACTAAGTGTGAGTTCATTCGCATACTTAACGGAGTGCCATTCTCGCCAACAGTTGCCGACACGAATGGCTCTGGATGGACTGTGTTCAATGGTTACGATGAGATACTTCCGCAGAACGTACAACGGATAGGAGTGAACAACAACGGAGCGAACTCCAATGGCTCAATCAACAGAGGCGATAACAACGTCATTGATCCATCCGCTGTTGGAGCAATGGTTATCGGCAACAACAACTTCATTGGTTCTATGTGCCGGAACGTATCGTTCATCAACACAAGTGGATGCACAGCAGCACCGAACACAACAAATATCACAGCAGTAAACTGCCAGAATACAATCTTCGATTCAAGATACAGCAATCAAACGATAGTAAACAATATAATATATGGATTCGCTAACATAGTTCGCAAGACAGCAGGGTACAAATCAACAGCGGCTGACTTGAACAAACTTGTTATAATGGACATCACTAACAACGCAACACTTGACCTTCCTGAGCTGCTCACAATAGCGAATGGATGGCGGATAGAGATTAAGTGTGTGAATGCAACAGGAAAGAAGGTAGTAGTAACAATAGTTGATGGCGCATTGATGGAGAATGGCTCAGACCACGATGACTTGAATGCGTATCATTCGGCAGTCTACACTTACAGGAATTCAGTATGGTACATAACCGCAATAACTTAAGCAATGGCAATAGTAGAAAATTTAAAAGTAAATGTTGATGTTGATGGCGGTGGGAAATCACTTAAGCAACTCAAAGCAGAGTTCAAAGAAACTCAAACAGCATTGGAAGGATTGGATGCATCCTCTAAGGAATACACAGCTACGCTAAAGAAGTTAGCCAACACTAAAGACGAGATTGAAGACTTGAACGATGCCATCAAGTCTCAGATGGGAGCAGGGAAGTTTGAAGCGTTCTCAAAGGTGGGTTCATCAATAGCAAGTGGATTCGCAGCAGCAACAGGAGCAGCGGCATTGTTTGGAAGCAAGTCTGAGGAAGTGGAACAAGCATTGCTTAGGGTACAAGCTGCAATGGCATTCGCAGATGGATTGAGGGGATTGGAGGGATTGGGAGATTCATTAAAAAATGTAGGAAAAATACTTGGACAAAATGCTATAATTCAAAGGGTAGTAACAGCAGGACAATGGTTGTGGAATGCAGCACTTATGGCGAATCCTATTGCATTAGTCATTGCAGGAGTAGCAGCATTAACAGCAGGGATTTATTTTTTAGTTAGCGCATTAGGAGCTGAAAAAACAGAGAACGAACTTGTTTCAGAATCAATAAATAAATTAATAAAAGAAAGAGATTATGAGAATGAAAGAATGGAGCATCGTTTAAAACTTGATAAATTATCAGGATTAGAA